AAGGAACTCGAACTGCCCCCTGATTTTATTCATGAACCTCCAAAAGGTTATTCCTATGAAGTACGACAATATAAATGCAACATTATTTCTATTTGGTTGTGCCATCATAACCAATACAATTACAACGATAATGATCCTGTTGCAACTATTTGGGGATTCTGGGACACCAAAAAGCAATGCTACTATGCCCCTATTAACTCCACCAAGCACGGAAATCAGGTAGACATTAAGGATACTCGCAACTATACTGCTATGCAGTTAAACCTTAATCCTTTAATGGCAGCTTTCTCATGAAATATATTCCCAGACTGAATGATTATGTTTCCTGGCGTAATGTTGAGGGATGGGTGTATTATGTCGATGAAGATCACCTCACGATTGAGATTAGTGTCAGACCAAAAGAGGATAATTTAGTTCCCCGTCATAAAAATTATCACTGTTTAATTGTAGTTCAGGATTATCAATATGATGAACTTGTTTATGTGAATAGTAGAAGATATTCAAATGCGTTAAATCTGGACGACATGGAAATATACGTTAGGAAGTTTTAATAATGTATCAAGTCAATTACATGAAACCAAAGAAGAAAGGTTATGCAAAACAAAAAGCAACCTTTCTTAAAATTGAAGATGCTGTATTTTGGGAGGAGCATGTAAAGAAAAACCTAGGAGCAGTGGACACTCAGATTACTGTCCACTAATCTCCCACAGACCATCAATCCCGTGTATATTAAGAGAGTCAAACAAATGAGTGACATGAGTTACACTTTTGAACAATTTGAGCAAGACAAGGAAACACTTTTGAACTTGATCGCTGATTGTCAGGAACTTGAAATGAGAGAAAATTCTGATGAGTATTTCATCAAGTGTGACGAATTTGCCCAAGATAAGTACACTGTCTGATATGAATTTCCCTACCTCAACTGTCAACGTCCTGCCACATCTTCAAGAGCTTCGTGATAAGTGGCGAGAGCAAGATTTCCACTTCACTAAAGAACAGCAGGAAGAATACGATCTGTTGTTGCAAGCACGAAAAGAACGAGTTAAGTTCTTTTATGAAAGCAAACGTGTGCAGGTTGGTCCTAAAGTGATTAAAAAGGTTGAAGAGGTACAAGAAGACCAAGACAGTTAATTAAGTGGCACAGAGGCGCTTCTAGGAGGGTCTCTGTGCTTTATACTATTGACATCAACACAACGAACATGCTTACCCTTCGTCCACATCAGGAACGTATCATTGATCGTATGCTTGCATACAACAAAGGTCAGATCGTTGTGCCTACTGGTGGTGGTAAAACGTTGACCATGATTGTTGATACTCAGCGCCGCCATGATGTTATCAACAATGGCACTACCACGGTTGTTGTTGCTCCCCGCATTTTGCTGGCAGAACAACTGTGCTCTGAGTTCTTGGAGGTCATTGATACTGCCAACACTCACATTATGCACGTTCATAGTGGTGAGACCCATCACTTCAGCAGCACCAAAGCAGAAAAGATTCATCTGTTTGCTACCACTGCAAGAACTGCGGGTGAGAATGTTATCATCTTCACCTCTTACAACTCTCTTCAGCGTATCGTTGATGCTGATATTGAGGTGAATACTATTTACTTTGACGAGGCACATAACAGCGTCAAGCGTAACTTTTATCCTGCTACTGAGTTCTTTGCAGAGAACGCAGATCGTTGCTATTTCTATACAGCAACTCCCAAACATTCTCTCACAGTGAAGAAACCAGGCATGAATTGGGGTCATGTTTATGGTCAAGTTCTGGTCAATGTTCCTGCTCCTGAGTTGGTTGAAGGTGGTTACATTCTTCCTCCCAAAGTTGTAGTGAAGCAACTGCCTTTGGTGAAAGGTCGTAAGGTCATGTATGCTGAAGATGCTGACAATCTGCTGGAAACTATTGATGACAATAACATCGACAAGACTCTGATTTGTGCTCGTACTACGAAACAGATTGTTGGTCTTCTGTCTCAGTCTGACTTCTGCACTGAGTTGTATCAGCGTGGATATTCTTGGATGACGATTACATCTAAGACTGGTGCAATCATCGACGGCAAGAAAGTCAACCGCGAAGAGTTCTTTAACACACTTAACACTTGGGGCAAAGATCCTGAGAAAAAGTTTGTTGTCATTCACCACTCTATTCTGTCTGAGGGTATCAACGTGAGTGGTCTTGAAGCTGTTATTTTCATGCGGAACATGGATTACATCGGCATCAGTCAATCTATCGGTCGTGTGATTCGTTTGGGTGGATCTGAGAAGACATTTGGTTTAGTTTGCATCCCAACTTATGACTCTGTAGGTATCAGCACTGCCCGCAAAGTTCAGGCAGTTGTAGATGTTGTGTTTAATCAAGGTCAACCTGCCATCTCAGAGATCAGACGGTAGACAGTTGGTCAAACCGTCCACCATTCCCCCATGGGGGGTGGTTTTCGTGTATTATTACATAGTAATCAATCAAACACATGGATCTTACTTCTCTCTTTATTGAAGTTGTTCAAGAAGATATGTCCAAATCTGTAAAGAAATCTTCTTTGATTAAAGAGTGGTTGACTAAAGATACTGTTCCCCAATATGTTTCTATTCGTGTTGGTAACTGGATGGAAACTTTCTTGGTTAAGGTTTTGGGTGATAAAAATAAACTCGACCTTCTTAAGAAGAAAGGTCGCAATATGATTATCACTGTTGATGGTGAAGATCACCAAATTGATTTGCTTGGACAGATGGAAGATGGTGTTCTAATTACAAGAGAAATCAAGTGTAATCCTGACCTTGATCGTGGTAAGACTAGAGACACACTTCGTCGTGAAGAACAGATTGAACGAGGACTAGAAGAGCAGTTCGATGTTAGTGTTGATGGTGGAATTTTCTGTCCATTTTATTATGGCACTTTCAAGAAAGATGGTAAGTTTGGTATGATTTTTGGGATGCAGTGGTTTATTGATACGTTTGAACTTGATTTCACCGTTGAAGATTTTCAAAAAATTGGTAAATCTGAGGAACTGCACAAACTTCTTGGTTTGTGATATAATAAACTATTGACTGAGTACCTATGAAACCTGTCATCAAGTATCAAGGTGGTAAGAGTAAAGAACTACCACTGATCAAACAAATGCTACCACAACAATTCAATCGAGTTATTGAACCTTTCTGTGGTGGTGCAGCAGTATCATTTGGATTGCAAACTCCTGCTATTCTGAATGACATCAACCCGATGGTAATCAACCTCTACAAAGTATTGCAGAGCTCTGATCATGTGCATGTCTTAAATCACATCAACATCATCAAAACTTATGAGCATAATGCACTACAAGAGGCATTCTATGCTGCAAGAAATGTAATCAATAACCCTCAAGATTTTACCTCACTAATACAAGCAGTCTCATACATTATTGTCAGACAGTTGTGTTTCTCTGGCATGGAGAGATATAATTCAAAGGGTGAATTCAATGTGCCGTTTGGACATTATAAGAAAATGTCCTGCAATCTAACACCAGATCATCACACATTCCTGGGCAAGTGTGACATCAGACAGGGATCATTTGTTGATCTATTTGATGACATAACTGCTGATGATTTTGTGTTCATCGATCCACCATACTTGGAGAGACTAGGATATACTCAGGGTGATGGTGGTGATACTTTGCATGAAGAACTTGTACGATGCCTGAAGTCAACTGATGCAAAGTGGATGATCATACATAGTGACCATGAATTTTATCGTGAATCATATCGTGATTACAATATCACAGATAAAGACTTTGCTTACGCACAAAGATTTGGTAAAGGTAAGGATCATTCAGGTGTAAAGGTAAAGCATCTTTATATTACAAACTACTGATGGTGTGACAGTTCAACATCCTACACACACCCGCTTGATTTGTCCCTTGTTTCGTGCCATACTATCAGTATGAAAAACACACACCTCCAACACCCCGAAGATTCTATCCTTTCGGGTGATCTCTCTGTTCTTGATTGGTTCCTCGCTGAGAGTGAACTTTCCGTGAAGATTGACGGTGCTCCTGCTATCGTTTGGGGCACAAATCCTGCAACTGGCAATTTCTTTGTCGGTACTAAATCTGTATTCAACAAAGTAAAGATTAAAATCAATGAAACGCATGATGACATTGATCGCAATCATTCTGGGGTTGTTGCTGACATACTACATCATTGTTTTGATTGCCTTCCTTCTTTCGACGGGATTGTTCAAGGTGATTTTATTGGGTTTGGTGGTGATGATACTTTTTGCCCCAATACGATTACTTATATTTTTGATGAAATAATCGACCAGAACATCATCATTGCACCGCATACTTTGTATGCTACCGATGATGAGATGAAGGATGCCTATGTTATCAATGACATGGTAGATATGGAGGTCTTCGATGATACTGAGACATGTAAGTTCGTGCAACCCCGTGCATGGCAGATTGATGAAGATTTTGCTGAGATTGTTGGTTTTGCACGTCAAATGTCCCAGTTGGTAACATTTGCAGAACCATTTGAAGCAGAAAAGATTAAGATTGATCTGAATCGTTGTATTCGTGAAGGTCGTGAAGTTGACCCTGATTCGTTCAACAACTCACGTTTGATTAGTTTCTGGTTCCTCATCAAATCTATCAAGGAGGATATGCTTTTCCTTTGCCGTAATAACGGTCCCAAAGCTTTCATTGGTAACCGCCAATGTGGTGGCGAGGGTTATGTTCGCACCAATGATTATGGCATGTTTAAGTTAGTCAATCGAGAGCAATTCTCTCACGCAAACTTCAACAATGGCAAGTTCGCGTGTGCCAGTTGACGTAGTGGCACACATCCCCTTGCAGGGGGTCTGTTTTCGTGTATTATTAAAGAGTCAAAGGAACGCAACCATGACAGTCACTCAAACCAAACCACAATTCCTGACCGAAGCACTCATCGAAGTTCTCAACAATGAGTGGAAAGTTAATACGATTGAATCTGGTCGTTCTGTCTACACTCAACTTGAGTATGAAGTTGGTCGCAAATATATCAAAGTTTGGTCTTATCTTAAGGATGGTAATTTCGGTGATGCAAGAATCAAGGGACGTTCTTGCTGGATGTTTGTTGATAAGAACACTGGTGAATGTTACAAACCTGCTAGTTACAAAGCCCCTGCAAAGGGTGTCCGCTATTTGATTACTCAACTGGCAGATAATCCTCACATTTGTGATGCTTTCGGTTCCTTTTTGTATCTTTGATTATGTTCT